AGATCAAGTAGACCATAGTACCTATCTAGACCATCACGATATGACAACCTAACATCAACCATCTTATTCTCTACTGTCAGACGTGACTTATGATTCTTACAGTGAATGATATTGCCGATAACTTCAGTGCCGTCCTTTTCTTTTTTCCTTGACAAATAGATAATCGAAGATGCAGCATATTTAAGTCCAGAACCACCACCCATTTCTTTCGTAGGGAACATAGAACCAATTACGTCATACGTGTGGTTAGTTATCACCATAGGCACTTTAGCACGTCCAAGTTTTAATGTCAGAACACGAAATGCAGCCTTGAGAACTTGTGCTCTAGTCATATCTCTCGTTTCCTTACCTTCTGCCGTATCTGAAATTTCCTTCGATGTTGACATCATTCCAAGACTGTCCAGTGCGAGGAAGAATGGAAATCGATCTGTTTCAAGATATGCATCTAAAATCTTGAGTGACTGTGTTCTAAATTCCTGTACCGTAGTAACAGGAAAAATTGCCAATCTTTCTGGATCAATACCTCTATCCATAATCATTTGTTGAGTTATAGCACTTTCTGACTCGAAGTAGGCAACTTCTGCCTTTGGATTCTTGTCAAGAAAACTCTTGATTACTCCCATAAGAAAGTAGGTCTTCCCTGTGGCACTTTCGCCTGCGAGGGCAGTTATCTTATTTGAAGGAAGTCCACCATACAAACTACCACTTAACAACGCATTAAAAACATACGATCCCGTGTCAATAAAATGATCAACATCAGAATCCATTCCTTCTGACACCAAATCTGCATATTCATTTCCAACGTCCTTCACTATCTTTTTTAAAAAATCACTCATGCCTTTATCCTATCCATAATCTCTGTTTCTATTTTTTTATCATAAATCATACTTGTCAATATAGATTTATAATCTGTTGTTTTATATGTTTCTTTACCTAAGTTTTTAAAATGCTTATTCAATGTTTCCATACATTTTTTCACATAATCTAAATCATACTTCTCATCTTTTAAGTTCCCTACCATAAAATATTCTAACACACATTTTCTACAACTACCACAACTATATTTACCTAATTGCACTTTTGGAAACTTTCTTTTATTTGCTTTCCTCACGTTTTTTAAATACATATCCCTTAACATACAGGAAGATATATTATCAATTAAAATCGGATTTTCTACAAACAAAATTTTATAAGCATCATATGTATTTTCTAGAGGTATATGTTGTTTAAAATTAGGTATAATATATTGATAAAAAGAATGCAAATCAATAAAAGGTTCGTAACTATCTGAATAGTCTGTTCCAAGTACTGAGTTTGATACTTCATTCGCCTCATCAGCAGAATTTCCAAATGAATAATTATGAATATTATGTTTAACACCATAATCAACCATTGCACCCAAAATAAAAAAGTTCTTTATAGGTGTCTCCATATGAAACCTTTTTCCTGTAACTTTGATATGAAATTCTATCAATGGCATACCAAGAGTATCTTTTAATGATCGTACTATAGTAGTTTCTCTAGGAAATGCTTTATTCAAATATGGTATATGAAAAAGTATTGGTTCATATCCATCTTTTTTCAATTGAATAGCAACTGCAAGACTGTCATGCCCTCCACTAATTGCTACCAAAACCTTTTTATTTTCTTCTATATTATAACAAGGTAAATCAATACTATCTTTCAATTTTGGTGGTGATTGATTATTCTTAGCATATAATCGTTCTAAAAATGGTTCTAATAACGGAGAATACCCACTTAACTCTTCTGGAAAATTTTCATACTCTACATCACTTCCCAACCTTGAAAACATATCAAAGAAGAAGGGGTCTATATCAATATCCTTTTTTACAAATTCTCTTTTCATGACATGAAGTTCTCCAATGTACCTCCTTTAGTTCTACTAAAGATATCCAGTTCTTTATCTTTACCAAAATACCAGATATTCTCTATGAATATCTTCTTCAAAAATTTCTCCAATTGAGCATGATCAAAATTACCCTCTTCATCAGAAAATACTGCTCGACCTTGTGGACGTTGCATAATTCTCATACCCACTTGTCCAATAAAATGCTCTTTCATAGAATCTACTAAATCATCTCCAGCACGATATCTCTTATTTTTAATTTTTGGATCAAGCATATTTACCATAAGAACACCACGATCACTTAATGATTCAAAACTCTTTTGGCACACTGGCAATAAAAACCCATCTCTCCATTTTTCATAAGTATCATATTTTGCCCATGATTGTTCTTCCTCAAATTGCCCACCTTCATTATATCGTTCTGTTGAAAAGTATGGTGGACTAGTAAATGCACAATCTACATCTTTAATTTCATCCCAAGGTAAATCCTCTGCACCACATCGATAGATTTGTACTGTCTTTGTCCCATGAGTTAGTTTATCATAAAATGCGATCATCTTTTTATATCGTCTGAACGTATTTGGATTAGGATCACACCCTATGTAGTGAGTTGCATTGGAAGCATAAAAGGCAGCAAGTCGATCTCCCCACCCCATAGAAGTATCCAACACCGTCTTTGCTCCTGTCATATCATATATAATTTTTGCAACAAGAGGTTTGAACTGTGTAGCATTATATGTCCCTAGTCTAAAAGCAACATAATAAGACTCATGGGATAAAAGTTTACCTTTCTTACCACCTGGATTTACTCCCCTCCAGATTGGACCAAACGCACCCCACAGATTATCACCATCGTTCCATCTTTGTAATGGACCTTTAAACCCATATGAATTACATGCCAATCGCAAATCCTGCATAAAATAATTGCTGACATTAATAAAGGAATGCACTCCTGCTGGAGTATCAATTACACCCAACCCATAAATGCTGTATGGATATTTGTAATCATCATATTTTTCCATTATCTCTCTATCAGTTTCCTTGGTATGTTTGGAAATATCCACCTTCTGTAATTTATAAAAAGTTTTGGTGATATCTTCTTTGCTATAATTCTTTAATGGAAATGGTGGTTTCTCTTTAGTGATGTAATCTGCCAGTGTCTTTCGAAATTCTTCCTTGCCGAACTTGTCAGTTACTTCTTTAAACTGATCACGATCCATTACAGGCAATCCTGTATCATCAAGACTATTTCTCAATATTTCATATAATTCACTCATGTAAAGAACTCCTCAAGTGAACCTTGGGTTCCGTATGACGAATCGATCATCCACCCCATTTTATTAGTTATAAAAATAATCGGTTCAACGAATGATTTTTCAAATTGCTGTTCAAAATCTACTAGACCTTTTAGGTCTAACTCCTTTGGCATATCTGTTATGAACGAAAATGCGGTAGACTGATATATGTTAGGAATTCGCAAATGCAAAAACCTAATTTTATCTCCCTCTTGTATACTGGGGTATTTGTTTCCCAAATTATGCTTTTTAAGAAGGTGGTTATATAAAATTCCACCTTTTACATGGATGGGAGCACCACGTCTAAAGAGATTATGATCTGTAGACCACTTTGCTAATCCATTACAACTTCTAGGATAAGCAATCTCCTCTGGAGGTAATTCCATAAAATCCTCTCTGAAATCTTGTATAAAAGTGTTCAGTTCCTTCTCATTACCATTCATAATGATGTCTAGTGCTTCTTTAATTTTTGCTCGGCAAGGTGCTGGAGTAGAACTCTTAACCGCCTCGATGCCCATAATTTTCAATCTAGGTTCAGCATAACGAACCCCTTCACTGTCGTGGACATTTAATATGTATCGTTTCTTTGCAGTCCAGATACCCTTATCAGCAATCACTTCACGTGACATATTCATTTTTTGTTCGTAGGCTCCAACCACTTCAGCAAGATCTGAGAAACTTCTATTGATAAATGGTTCCAACTTATCCTTTGCCACTTTGTCCAAGAACGAGACAATTTTGCTAGTCTCTGTTCCCTCGACAAAGACTTTGCTAACCAAAGAATCAAAAGTGATATACACCGAGTCCGTATCTGAAGCAATGACATAATCTTCCTCATCAGTTTCCAAGATTTTATTAAGATATTTATTAAGTGCTTTTTCAATCCAACGTATAGATAACTGACCAGATAATGTAATTGCTGTAGCAACCAACAAATCGAAATACCTAAACCAATGATTCCCAATAGCACCATACGCACTATTAAGGGATATCTTCTTTGCCATCTGAATGTTGTTATACTTTGATATATCTTTGAGAAGACTCTTGTCACCTGTATCCTCATATCTCTGCTGAGTCTCCAGAAGTAACTTTTTATACGTAACACGATCATCATAAATTTTCTCCATTAGTTCTGGCAAAAATCCCCTTTTATCTTTTCGAAAATATGCACCATTTGGAGTCATACAATGTTCAGTTTCGTTCTTTAATTCGCCCTTTAAAATCTTATCAACTAATCCTTCTTTCTTTTCACTGGGAACTAATGTCTCTGGTGAAATATTGTATTGCATAATTAAGTGTGGGTATAGAGAGTTTAAATCAAACGACATTACCCACTTATGCATTCCCACTATTGGGTCTTTAACATATGCTCCCTCAAATTGTTCGATCTTTTCCTGTTGAGATTTTTGAGGGATTGCAATGTTTCTTTCTCTGAGGTAATTATATATAAGAATGTCCCAGTAACGAACTGTACCTAATACATCGACAAAATTAACCTTTGCATCATATGCCATAGTTAAACACAGTTCAATCAATTTCATCTTGTCTTCTAAACGATCTACAATTTCAACGTCTTGTATATTGTATTCGATGAAAGACTGAAAATCCTTGGTATACCACTCACGAAATGTGTCAAAAGGATTACCAGCCTTACTCTCACCTAACTCAACTTTTGCAATATGGTCTAACCTATAAGACTCCTGATTTGTGTATGTAAATTTACGATACAAATCATAATAATCTAAAGCAGCAATTCCCTGTATAGTATAAGTCTGATGATTTCTCCCTTGCTGATATACTTTCTTCTCAAATACACCACCCCAAGGAGACAATCGTTTTAATTCATCTTCACCAAATAACCTTTTAATACGATTACATATATACGGTATATCAAAAAACTCAGTGTTCCATCCTGTCACAACATCAGGAAAATGCTTCTCCCAAAATATAAGAAACTCTTTTAATAAATGCACTTCACTTTCGCACTCAACATATGTTACATCTTTACGATCAGTTTTAAACTTACCAATCCCCCAAACCATAATCCGTTTAGTTTGCTGATTTTTAATTGTGATGGACAAAAGTTCTTCTTCTGCCATAAATGGGTTTGGGAATCCATTCTCACACTGAACCTCAATATCAATTGTCACTATAAGAAGTTCATTCATATTCCAATTAACAGTTCCCTTGTAATTATCTGAGATATAACAATAGGCATACTGTGTATTACCGTACACAAGGTCTGGTTGTGATTTATGATCCTCCACCCACTGTTTTGCTTCCTTCATTGTATCAAACATTTGGGGCAAGACATGTTGTCCGTCCAATGTCTTATAACCAGTATGTTGTTTGACAGGAGAGAATAGAGTAGGTGAATATCTTATTCTGGAATTTTGCCGTTCTCCGTTTTTAACTTCACGGACAAGGAGATTGTTCCCCCACTGGAGAACATTTGTATAAAAACTCATTATAAGATTATACCACCTTTAAGATAAAAAGTCAAGAATATATTGACCTAAAAGGTTTAGGTTTTAACCATTTAGTTCTGTCCATATAATACTTCACCACATCTTTTACCATATTAGTTTTGTTGGTCTTTTCTATTCCTGCACTACCTGGGGAACTATTCACTTCAATGATAAATGGTTGTTCTTTTACTCTATTCTTTGCAGGAATAAAATCAACACCCACCCAAAGTCCATCAACAACTTTTGCCGCATCCAGACAATTGATTTTTTCCATATCTGTTAATTCTATTGCTACAGGCTCTGCTCCTTGAGAAACATTACTTCTAAAATCACCTTCTACTACTGGTCTGGCCATTGTAGCAATAATTTCACGATCACGAACTATGGCACGAACATCAGATTTTGTGGGAATGTATTCTTGCAATAACAAACTAATATCCTCATCCAGTTTATATAAAAGCTGCACAGTAGCTACCAAGTTTTTTTCACTCTCAATAAAGAGAACACCAACTCCATGTGATCCTGTTACCGTCTTTAAGATGATCGGAAAGTTTGCACCTAATTCTTCAAATGCTTTTGTAGATTCATTTTTATGAGAAATTAAAATAGTTTTTGGTTGTCGTAATCCTGCTTCTGCCAAAAATAACATTGTACGATATTTGTCATGACAGACTTCAAAACAATGCCTAGAGTTGATACAACAAAATCCTGCTCTTTCTAATTGCGTAACTGTATCTAACCAAGCATATCTTGTTGTAATTGAACCTCTTACAAAAACAAGAGTATCATCTGGATTTAATTCAAATCCCTTTTCATCGATCTCTTTCTTTTGTTTATCATAGGTATGTGCAATTTTTTTGCCAGATGTAGTAGAAATAAATCCTCCATCTAATTCTAATACATAAGAATCAAATCCCAAACTTGTTGCTTCTGATATAATCCTTTCTCCTGTAACATTAGGATCATCATTAGCAAAATCATCGTAGGAAAGAACAAGAATCCTATATGGTTTCTTTTCTTCAGCAAAAAATCGTTTGAACCTTTCCATTAGACCTCTTTCTTCTTCCCTATATTATACTTGGTTTCCAATGTCCAATCTTCTTTTTCACTGTAAGACAAAACCTTAATTTGACTTAGAGGAGCAACAGGTTCTGCCTCTCCTAATACTTCAACCAATCCCCAATCTTTCAGCAAATTCGTGATAGTGTTTCTTCGTGCAATATCATTTTCTGATAGGTTAGTCTGCTTACCATCCAAAGCAAATAACTCTTTAAAATGCACAATAAAATACCGTCCCTGCTTATGTAGTATATGACAGGACTGATATAATTTTCTTTCTTTTCTAGAAGCAACACCTATACGAGATAGAGTCTCTCGTACTTTTAAAAAATCATCTGGTTCTTTCAGAGTAATTTCTAACATCTGCTCCTGAGTCCAATTAACCTCTTCCATCTCTTCCACCTTTTTTTAATTTTTTCTTTATAGCGGAAATCTGTTTAGTGTCTAGTATATCAAGAGCATCCCTTGCCTTTTCATTGCCGTATCCATAAAACTCTTTAACATCTTCTAGATTATCCAATTTCTTCGCCTTCATCCAAGGTGCAAATCTATTCCTTGGTCTTAAACTATTTAGTAAATAGTCAAATTGGAGTTTCTTCCCTAGATGGTGATATTGGTTTAATTCATTAACTAATAGTATAGTATCTGTAAATGGTGCCAAACATTTATTTACAATATAAGGAGGATATCGTTTTTCCCATTCTTCATCTTCTGTGTCTAACAGATTTTCTTTTGTTTGATTGATTGCCTTGAGATAGTCTTTTAGTTCATAAGTCATAGGCTTCTTCCATTGTCATCATTCTACTTTCACCTATATCTTCTTCATTTGCTCGTTCAATTAATAATAAATCTTCTTTTGTTTTTCCACTAGACATCAAAGTTATAGTATAGGCTCTCGGACTTTGGCAAAAACAAAACATATCTACAAGACATTCAGCTTTAATACCTATTATTTCCCGTACTTGATCTCTAGTAACTTTTATATTTGGTTGAAAATATTCTGTGCCATATACAGAATGAAATAAACCAGCATCCTGTACATACTCTTCAGCACCCCACTGTTTTAAAAGATCACGTGTACCTATAAGGTGATGTAATAAAGTATCAGATCCATGAAGACATTCCTCACACCCCAATCGTTTTAAAAAATCAATTTTTGTAATAGTCGAGTCGATCAACACCACCTATCTCCAAATTGCATTTAAAAACTATACAAGTCCTTAACTCATAACATTGCCTAGAAACTGGTTGTGCTTGATGCCACAAACTAGCATCAAATACAATTAATCTATTTCCTACATATTCAATAAGAGTACCGTCTACCACAGTTCCACCACCCCAATCCTCATCCCAATCACATCGTGGATAATAGAGCATAGTAAAATCACCATCATCCTGATGCATATGAGGTTCTATACCATGTGTATGAGCATTCATGTATATACGTACAAAATTGTCAAGAGCATATTTCTCTTTAAATTTATATTTTATTTTTGCAGTATCCCAGATAGGAAGTACCCATTCATATCCATCGTCTAATATTTCTTTTGGATTTTTCCCACATAAAACATGCCAGTGCTTATTAGGACTTCCTATTTTAGAATAGTAATCATATTTCCAAGAAAGGTCATTCATCTGCAACTGAACAAATTCTGCTACATGCTCTTCAAGAACATTATCATATACATCCATTGTCATTTAAATTTTACCTTTGCCATCACCTCTGTCAAAAATGCGAGGGTATTTATTTCTTGGTCTGCAACAAAAGCCGATTTATACTGATACTCACCCAATAATATAACCAACAAAGGAATACTGTTCCCATCAATATAATCATACATATGGTCATAAACATTACGGAACAGACAAACAGGATCGTTGTCCAGATTGTTAATAACCCATTTACGAACATTGGTAAACTCCTTATTTTTCATAGAGTGTATTAATTCTTTAATATTTATCTCTGATATATCTACAAGTATTCCTGCATCAATCGTGCCAGAAACAGAATATCTTTGAAGTTCATTTAATATTCTTCTCCAATCTGGAAAATGTTTATTTATGACTTCGGCAAGAACTCTCTCATCATATGTAATTTTTTGCTCATCCAAGATTGTCTTTAATCGATTAAGAAATGACATTGCCAGTTGTGGTTTTTCTGAATTAGGAATCACAAATTCCACCACACTACAACGAGAATGTAATGGTTCAATCAATCGGTTTTTATAATTACATGTGAGAATGAACCCACAGTTATTGTGGAATTCTTCTATCAATCCACGCAATGCTGGTTGAGTTGATTGGGGATTTAAATAATCTGCTTCATCCAAAATAAGATACTTCCGTCCACCATGTAGAGACACAGTAGACGCAAAGTTTTTTATCTTGGTTCGCAGAACATCGATACCAGATTCTTCAGACCCATTAACCATCATATAAGTCGAACCAAGTTCATCTAGCATTGCTTTTGCTATTGTTGTCTTACCAACACCTGATCCACCTGATAAAATTAAATTGGGGAGTTCTCCTTGTTTAACAAATTCAGAGAACGTATCTTTTAGATTTTTAGGAAGTATACAAGATTTTACATCCTTGGGACGATATTCCTCTACCCATAGAAAAGTTTCCATAATATAAATTCCTCTCACTATACATTATAAGCAGACTCTGGTTCTAATGCAATCCAATACTGAACATTCACCTTTTCATTCCAAAAATGAGAAATTCGTTTTGAAGAAACATTAACATCATATTTGCCAGGTATTAGTTTTAAATTTTCAACCTTAAACCAAAACTTATATGGCACATTTTCTTCTTGATTATCGATATCAAGTTTTACTGCATAATCATTTGCTGTTGCATTCTTCTTATCCGTAACTTTAAGCACAGCAGTACCCAAGTCCATTCCTTCCAAACACATATCTGGTGCTCCAATAACATGTGATGCTTTTGTAACATCCGAAAGCATTGCACTAGACAAGTTAAAAGAAATCTCACATTCTGGCATAGCAAGTTCTTTAGTTGGACTGCTAACCACTGATGGATCAGAATACCAATATTTTAAAGATTTTGTTGCTGCAATATTAGATTCTGTCATCACAACAAAATCCTCTTTAAACTTCAACTCTGGTTTTTCGAAAAGAGATAATGCCGACAGAAATTCATTCAAATCATAAATTGCAAATTCTCTTATAAATTTTTCCTTGACCTCTGCCTTGGCAACAATATTCTTCATTGCAGACATTGTAGAAATACTACTACCTTTACCTATTTGAAGATTCTGATTTATTGTCGAGAAATTCTTCAACACCGTTATAGTGTCACTACTTAGTTTCATTCACTGTTCTCCATATCGTGTACATGTAAAGCTATAATACCATAATGTAACACTTTTAGCAAGTCACTTCTGTCCTTACCATTCTTTTTTCCGTATCGTTGTGCATATTTCATAATGTTACCGATACAAAAACCTTCACCATGACCACCATCTATAATGAACTCTGTTGCTTGATATTTGTTCTTGCTGTAGTGTTCATCATAAGTGGAATCAATATATTCATGCAAGTCAGTTAAAATTGCGTCTTCATCATACTTGTACTGAATCTTTTTTTCGTTCCTCATACTTTTCCTTTTCATTATCACTCATGTATTTTTTCATCTCCCTTTCAGAATCATTAACATTCCAATTAAATGCCATTGACCGTCTTTCACCTTCACCAAAGAAGGGAAGTACTTGATGTTTTAACCAGTTAGGAAAGATTAACATCACTCCTGCTTCTGGTTTTATATAATCTTCAGTTTGAGGTTTGAGTTGTAGAAGATCTTTTCTGGTATTTGTTCCCCAAATCAAATGGGTAAATCCATCAACAGCACCACTGGCATTATTAATATTTGGATTCTCTCCATCTAATTTTTTAATACACTCAGGAACTTTTAACCACAAAAACCCAGATAGTCCTGCCATAGTTTTCACACCATGATCATGAAAAGGATTGTAATCCCCTGCATATGCATGATTTGTCCAGCAATTATACACCTCTGCCTTTGAATCTCTTTGATATGCTGCCTTGAGATAAGTAGTACCTACCTGATCTAAAATCGTTTTTAATGTAGACCCAACTTCATCGTCCATAGGAAATTCTAGTTGAGCAGATTTTTCATCATTTTTAAGTTGGCCAACAAGACCAGAAGCATAACTCTTACTGGCAGGGATAATAACAGTATCGATGTGAACATTTAATTCATCAACAATCTCATCAGGCACTTCCACTCTCATAATGTTTAATGCCTTGATTGGTCGTAAAGCAATCCTCATACCATGATTTTGTTCTAGATGTTTCTCTTCTTCTCTTTTAAGTGCAACAGCATCTTCAAGTGCCTGTTCTTGATCAGTATTTTCTTTCATGACACCACCCCCAAGATCATCGAGGCTGCCGTCAAATATCTTAACTCCCATAAATCACTCCTTATAGATTATTATATAATAAAGGAAAAGAGGGTTAAAGTCAACCCCCTTTCCCAATTTTATGAGATTATTTTACCTCAATAAGACGAGGTTTTTTCTCTTCTGGAACGACACGTTCAAGATCAATCATGAGCATACCGTTTTCCAGTTTTCCACCGTTCACAACGATGTCATCAGCAACCGTGAATTTGCGTACAAATTTCCGATACGCAATTCCCTGATAGGCCATACCCTGATCATCCTTATCAGCATTCTCTTTTGTAGAACGAACTGTAAGAATTCCATCAGCCACCTCAACCTCAATGTCCTTCTTGCCAAAACCAGCAAGGGCCATTTCGATTACGTAATTATAGTCACCTTCCTTTCGGATGTTATAAGGTGGAAACCCTGTAACCCCAGCATCAGGAAGACGACCCAGAGTATCAAATACCCTATCGAATCCGACAATATGAGGTGAGAGTTTGTGAAAGTTGTCCCATAAGGGAGCGAGTGCATTGCTTGTAACCATTTTATGATCTCCTTTAATAAGCAAGATTGCATTTTGTATCCCGATCATTCGGCGATACAGTAAGTGGTTGTTTTTTTCGGTTCAGATGTTCCCATCAGGGTATTTGCAACTGAACCAACGGTTAAAAACTACCAAAAACTCCGTACACGGGGATGACCCGTATTCCTAATCATATATCTATTATATAGGTTCCTTAACAAAAAATCAAGTCCCTTTTGACATTTTTCTTCATATTTGGGATGTATAAATACCAATATGAGTGTAGAACAAAAAATTACATATACAAAAGAAGATGGCTCTTTTGATAGTGCTGAAGATGCTTTAGATGATTTACAGTCAGTTTTGTCATATGATGTTTCTGATTCAGCTATGGAAAATGTTGATAGAACTTTAGAAAATTCATCAACTCTAATTGAAACTCGAACATGGACGAATGAAGGATATGCAAATTATAGAAGTACGAGAGTCGAGGACGGTTTTTTGAGAAATCATATTAGTGATTGCGCTACAACACTGTCTAGTGGTAATTGGAGTATGAAAATAGAAATAAATGATGTCGTAACTTTCGATGATGGGGCATTAGTACAGAATGCGTTTCCTTTTAAAGAATAATGCTTAATTTCTTGTATGAAATATTTTAAAATACAACCTGAAAATAATATTTTCGATGTATTAATTGCAGATATAACTCATCGTTGTAATATGTCCTGTGCAAATTGTTATATTCCTAACCGTGATATTCCCGATATGGATATTAACAAACTATACTCATTTCTAGAAAAATTACCTAAAAGAACATATATCAGACTAATTGGTGCTGAACCTACAATACGTGAAGATTTACCAGATATAATTCGTAATGTTAAAAAACTAGGACACAAAGTTAGTTTGACCACAAATGGTTTAAAACTTGGACGTAGAAAGTATGTCAAAAAACTTAAAGATTCTGGTTTGCGTCTTAGTTTGATATCCATGAATGGTGCTAATAATGATGATATTTATAAAATATTAGATAATGGTAAGTATGCCAATTTAAAAGTTAGAGCTCTTCGCAATTGTATGTTAGAGAATATGATTGTTAATACTGGAACTATTATTGCGAAAAATATTAATGAATGTACAATAGAAGACCAAGTTAATTTATTTTTTAATATTATGGAAAAAACAAATTATAAACCAAAAGTTAAACCTATATTACGTTTTAAAAGTGTAGGTCAACTTGGACGTAGTATGAGCAAAGATTCTACATATGCAATTGAAGACTTAGTTAATATTTTTAAAAATAAATTTGACATTAAAAAATCTAATAACCAAATTAAAAATTGTGGAACTTCTATATTATATGAATATAAAAACGTGTTAATACGTTTTATTGATTGGCAAGTTGATGAAGATGGTTTAGTAGATTCTGAAAATGAATATCGTGGACGTATTACTAAAGATTGGAAATGTGCTCCATTTTTTGAGGATGTGAAATTAAATGAATACGGTTATTAAAGATATTGTTGAGTACCCAATGCCATCAATATTACGTATCATTGAAAAAGAAATACAAACATTAGACAAACAAAATTTACATAACGCAAAAAATTACAAAAAAATGTTAACTGAAATTGGGGATTATGATTGTTTTCATGTAATGTTAGAAGACGATACTCTCATAGCATTTAGTGGATTATATAGTAAACGATGGGGTAATGTTGGTAGAGCTTTGCAATGCACATATAAAAATCCAAAATATAGACGTAAAGGTTTAGGATATGATTCTAGCATAGATGGTATGCAACATTTATGGAGCTCCACTTTTATTCCATTACAAATGAAAGTTGCTAAAAAAAGAAAACTAGATGCAGTAATTGTTTCCACAGAATTTCCTAGAAGGTGGTATAGTTTAAAAAAATTTACTGAAAGACTTGATGGTTCATTTAAATTACTTCCAGATATGTATTTTACTTGCCCCAGGAAATTTCAATCTGCGGTTCATAAATATTGCTGGCAAAATATTACATTATGCACACTAAATGATAATTATATATTTAACTTTGAGTCTATAACTCATAAAGAATGGAAAGAGTGTTTTGAAAATTGAACCTACCTATACAAACATTGGTAACTTTGATGCTGATTGGTGTTTAGATCAGTGTTATCAAATTATTAATACTTGTCCTATTTTTGAAAAGTCCAATAATAGTGGTAAATTTTTTCGTAACTACCACACCTATAGATTTTATATAGATTCAGAAATTCCCATAATCAAAAAATTTGTCGAAACATTAAATAATTTTTCAGAAATATTTTGTACAACATATCCTGATAAGCAATATTATTTGGGGTATGTTTATCTTGCTCATACAATTAATAGCAATGAAAAAATATGCGTTTGGCATAAAGATAAAACATATTTTGATGGTCAATTTCATATTACTGTAAAAGGTAATGCCAAAATAAAAGTTCAAGATGGCAGTATTGAATCTAAAATTTACGTTGACAATGGTACAATATGGTATCTTAATGGCAGCAAATATCTACATACTATTGAATCCTCAAATGGAGAACGATTTGAACTTTTAGCACCAAATGCTCCTAGAAAACGTGGGTTAGATTTATGGAAAAATGCTGCGAGCAATACTCCAGAAAGATGGATAAACCCCCAAGACCCTGATATAATTAACAACAGGGAACGTACACGTTCTGATCATAAATATACATTAGAAAATTGGAGTGGTCGAGAAAAAAATATAGATGGCACGTGGGAACTAGCAGTAGCAGAATTTACAGAAAGTCCTAAATTAGAACAAAAATTTGTAGAACAATTAAATGAAAAATAGCAAACCAATTAGTTTAGATAAGTTATTAAACTATCCCAATGTAATATTTGAAGATGTTGCAACTGAAATAGAAAAGGTTATACGAAAAGTAAAACCTGTTTACATTGGAAAAAATTCTAAAGGGGAACTTGATCTTGTTAGTGAAAAATATAAAGAATGGAGTGCATGGGTATTAGTTGAAGATACAACATATGGAGATGTTGATTATTATAAACCACGAAATTGGAATAAAATGGCCATAAGATTATTTCCAAAATTAGTTAATTTTATAAACAACCTACCCATAGAAGGTTTAGGTAGAGCAATGATAATGTCTATTGATGCTAATAAGGAAGTTACAACACACATTGATAACCAGTTTACTAATGGCCAAGAAGTTCCAGATTTTGATAGACTATTAAACATTAGTTTTGGAAATAAGAAACGATTGTATATGTATGATTCTGAAACCAAAAGAAAAGAATATTTTAAAGGAAAAATTAATTGGATAGATGTCAGAGATTATCATGGTATTGATCCCTCTCCAACCTTTACATATTCAGTAAGAGTTGATGCAAAACTTAATAAAAATTTTAGACAGCTTGTTAAAAATACGTATGGTATTTAAAAATGCACGGTATACTTTTCACAGACTGTGCATCTATTAGAGCCATTGGGGCATATAGAATTCGTACAGAATTGCATTATAATGATTATAATGTTAAAGTTATTGACTTTTGTAAAGAAATAATTAAATTAGATTCGACAGCAATAGAAAAACTATTATTAATGTATTGCTCTAATTCTACAATTTTTGTGGGATTAAGTACTACATTTATGAATAGACCAACAATCAATTTTATTATCAATGAAGTTGAAAAAATTAAAAAAGTATTTCCTAATATTAAACTAATAGTAGGAGGTACTGCTATTTCCTCTTCGGGATATTCCAATTTACCTCCATATACAAATAAATCTATAAATTTTAAAATAACTGGATATAGTGATTTAGCAATGGTTGCAGTAGTTAAATTCATAGAAGGTAAAGAAGATTTAATCTATAAAATAGATCATGATGGTGTTTCTATAGTTGATAGTAATAAAAATTATCCAGCAACAGATATGTCAAACAAAGGTACTATTTGGTTAAAAGAAGATATGATTAGATACAATGAACCACTTCCAATTGAAATTGCTAGAGGTTGTATTTTTAATTGTTCATTTTGCACATATGATTTAAAAGGAAGGAAAAAATTTGACTATGTACGATCTGTAGAATCTTTAGTCAAAGAAATTGTATACAATCATTCGATGTTTGGTATTACCAATTATTTGTTTGCCGACAATACATATAATGACAGTGATTATAAATTAGATATCATTTCTGCTGTAATTAAAGAACTTGATTTTCCCATAAAATTTTGTGCTTATGTTAGACCTGAACTTCTTGTTACTTTCCCTCATCATATAAAATTAATGCTGTCACAAGGACTAGAAGGTTCAGTATTGGGTATTGAAAGTTTTAAAGAAAGTACTAGAAAGGCAATTAGAAAAGGATCAGATTTAAATCAAATTCATAAAGCAACAAAAGCATTAAAGCAAGGAGGATCAAATAATACATATAATTTTATTGCAGGATTACCATTTGAATCACTGAACGAAATAAAACAAGCTCTTGATTGGACAAAAGATAATACTCAGATTGCTCAAAATTTTAATCTTAATGCATTAGGGATTGCGCCTGGTGATAATACAATTATATCAAACAATGCTACTAAGTTTGGTTATACTTTATATACTGAAAAATTAGAACACCCACTACAAAGGTGTCATTGGTCAAATGAACATACCACATATAAAGAGGCTGTGAAATTTGCATCAGATTATGTAACAAAACATAGAGGTTCTTGTTTAGTAGGAGGATGGGATGTCATTAAATTACGTTATGTTAATGAAGATGTAGATTATATTATTAGGAATAAAATTCAACGTAAAGAATTGTTTAAAGATAAACTTAACGAAAAGCAATCTAGTCAATTTAATAATATGCAATGGAAAATAGCAAAGAAGTATATGCAGAGTATACTATAAATATTATTATTATGGAAACTAAAACTCTAGAAATTGGCGCTATTGAAGTTAAGATAGATATTTCAAAAGCAACAGACGATGAAATCAAACAAATAGTATTTTTAGTAGCATCAAATATTACAGTTGTTATTAAACAACAAGATATTCGGCCAGAAGATTTAGTTAAATTATCTACATTATATGGAATAGTTAACTACGTTCCAATTTGGTGTGTACATAAACAGTACCCTGAAATTGTTAGGGTAACAAATAAAATTATCAATGATAAAGGACAAGCAGGGTTATTCAGTCGGGGTGAACTTGATTGGCATTGTAATGGAATGACAGCAAAGGAACCTGAAGAGGTAGTCATATTTTATGGTAAAGAAATAGGTAATAATTCAAATCAAACTATATACAGTAATAGTCAAAAGGTGTATAAACTTCTTTCTTCACAAGAACAATTAGATTTAGTAGGAAGTGTTTTATACAGAACTAATCAAAAAGGAAAAAATGGTAGAATTTTCTCTGATGCTGTTGTTCATAATGCATGGTCTAAAGAAGAAGTGCAAGATTTAGATAAAGTAAGTAACAGAAATAAGTTCAATCAACCATACACCCAAGTAGATCGAAAAAGAGAATTTACTAACCGTTTAGTTTTTCCCCATATAGTAAGTGGCAAAATGGGTATATATTTTCCTTATTTTATGAGTAGTGGAATTAAAGTACCAGGTTATTCAAATCAACAAAATTTGGATATGTTTTATAAACTGGTTGATTTACTCAACGATGAACGAGTAATTTATACTCATTATTGGGATGAAGGAGATATTATTTTAAACGATCAAACACAAGGTATCCATAAACGATCAGGAGATGATGTTTTAGAAGAACGAGAACTGTGGAGAATAGTTCTCTGGTATAATTTTGAACAGAATAAAGTTGATCCAACTGTTGCTTATTATGAATCTAAGAATATAAATGAAGATGGTTTTATTTACAATATGCAAGATAAACCTAATTGGATACCGACAGAAAAAAATAGCAGAGAAAATACTGGGTTTGATTCTAGAGAATTAGAATTTAATAAATGAATATAGAAAAATTACTTTATTTACCTTTAGATATTCCTAGACCATCTATAGAAATTATAGAAGAACTTGATAAAATACCCTATGAAGAAATGAGTGTAGATCATTATAGAACTTGTTATCATATTCCAATAACAAGAGGGAATAAGAATTCTATGGAATATAACTGGGTGTCGTTAACAAGTCATTTAACTTCTTTACATGAATATTTAGAGGATTTTATTTTTCCTTGGTCGCAAAGAGCTAGAGTTGTTATTATTACTACAAAACCAGGTGATTTTAATGCACCCCATATTGATTGTAGTCCTAATAAGTTTAATACATTACAACACAAATTTAGATATGTGTTGCAAGGAAATGTAAGTGATTTGGAATTTATTACCAAAGAAAAAAAATTACGAGTACATGAAATAAACCAACCTTTTATTATATCTGGTAAGTGGCCACACACCATGCTGAACACAACTAATAAAAGAAAATATACTCTAGCATTAGGGTCACCGTGGGAACCTACATTAGTCGATGAAAAATATATATCATTGTTGAAAAAGTCATATAATAAATTTAAAGATTATTATATTTCGATAAACAAATTGAAATTACCTGACAACTATGAAGATTTATATGAAGAAAAATATAAAAGTAAATCAAGGGCCAAGTCTTAGTGTCCTTACATACTCTGGCTGTTGTATACACCATAAGATTATTTTTGCTATGTAATCTGGGTTCATTTTATGTTTTGCAGGGAATCGTTCCACACGGGGAGTATTCACCCAACCGAGTTTGATGTTTGTTACTTTACAATTTTTTTCCTTACTGTTTTGTAGTTGTTCACAAACATGATCCAAAGCATTTTTTTCGGCACTGTATGGGTACATTCTATTTTTAGTAACGTCTGGACTTAAAGAACTTATACATACAATATGTTTATGCTCTGCTTTCCATTCATCCCATAAAGCATATAGTAAATCCACTTGACCAAATTTATCATGTGCATTATTAACAAACACGTCACAATGTAATGCTTTATCAAGGATGTAATCGGGATTATTAATATCAAATCCATTACTGCGAGAAAACCCAATCCAATTATCACATTGTTTAGTTAATGCTAATCCTATACCACTAGTATGTCCTGTTATTGCTATACTTTGTTGTGACATCTCTATTATTTATTGACCCAAAAAAGCCAAGAAATACCCCCCAAAATGATAGTAAGAACAAAACGTGAACAATAATAATTAAAAAAAAGGACTAGTTAAAGTCCTTTATAGTTTGATGAGAGAAGTTATTAGAAAGGAGAGTCTTCCTCTACTTCGAGGATAGTTTCTTCTTCTTCAGAAACATTGATGCCAGCATCAATCTTAGTGTAGAGGTCCATGAAGGATGCCTTGGTATCCTCATCGAACCGTGCAACGCACAACTCAATAGACTTCATTTTATCACCAAAGATGGCAAATGCTTTTACAATATGGTCTAACCGACGAGTCGAGATAACTTCATCAACTCCACCATCATAAAAAGTCTTACGGATGACATCTGCCCAAGATATTAAATTGGTAGCAAAGTCCTCATCGACTTTCTTATATTTGGTCATTGAACCCATTACGATCTTTTTCTCAGTCGCAGCAGTAGCATAAGGCTGTTCAAGAGTAATAGCAAACCGTTCTAGAAATGCTTCATTGAGAATGTTGGTTCCGATAAACCGACCATCTTCTGATCCTTTACCTTTAGTGTTAGCAGTTGCCATCACGTTGAAACCATCTTTTGCAGAAACCCACTTGTTAACTTTCTTGAGGAAAACACCTTTTCCTTCAAGGACAGGCTGTAAAGCAAGTATCTTATTAGAACCAAGATCACACTCATCAAGGAGCAACGTGCAACCACGTTCCATTGCCTCGATCACTGGACCTGGGACAAACTTGGTTTCACCATTAACCAACCGAAAACCACCGAGAAGATCATCCTCATCAGTTTCGATAGTGATGTTAACCCGAATAAGTTCCTTATTCAATTTGGCATGAACCTGTTCGATCATCAAGGTTTTACCATTACCAGAAAGACCAGTAACGAAAATCGGATAGAACAGACCAGATTTTACAACCTTCTCTATTGTACCGAAATGACCCCAAGAAACAAACCCATCAAAGAGAGAAGGAATAAGATTCTGATGATCCATATTAGTAGCAACCAGATTTATTGTAGAAGTATCAGGAACAGCATTAGCAACATTAGCAACAACTGGTGCAACAGAACCACCCTCAGAAGGGAGTTTATACACACCATAAGCATGTTTGAAATCTGGTTTCATAAACCAAGTTGGGAACGGAACCCCTGCTTTCTCAGCAGCCTCCCGAACATTCTGTTTGGAAATAACCGCACCATCACCAAACATTTCGGTGGCGGAATCAACAAACAACTTTTTCCGTGGACTAAGATACATAATTAACCTCTCTCTTTTTCATCATATTTACAGAATAGCATATGGAGCAACTTTTGTCAACACTTCATTTCACTTCTGAAGTCGAATTTTGCCGAATATGGCAAAATGTGACATTTTTATCACTATGCCACCATTGCTACAAATTTGTTTAACAGTGGGCGACTGAGGATTTTACCCTTTGCCATTTTACCGAAAGCAGCCTTGAGTTTTGCTTTTGAAGCACCGACTAACTCATCACCCAAAGTTTCGTTCTCGATAGCAAGAGCATTGCCACCTGGGAGAACATAATATTCATCATAACCTAACTGTTTCAAAGCAAGAAATTTATTCTTGTTTACAAACTTGATCATATCCATAATCTTATCACGACCATCAGAAGGCAAAAGATAATAAAGAGTCCGTTTATCAACTCGACCAGAACGACCAGTACCAGCAATAAAGAAACCAACTACATTCATTCCATAAACTCGATTCTTGAGCATTTTAAGAAGATCATTAGTCATATTGCCATCTTCAATTTCATAAGTCTTATTGATTACAGGATCTGTTATAATCACTTTAGGACCGTGACTATACCAACCTGGATTCCAATGAGTAATCGTTTTATGATGCTCACCAGTTTCCTCGTCTAACCGATAATCATGAACACCTTCGATGCGATGCGACTGACCATCTGTCAAGAAAATTGTATTAATCTTCTGAACACCAGTTGACTTTTTATATTTGGGAACAAAATCCATCATTGCGATAATCGCATCATTTAATGGAGTTCCACCCAAATTAAGATTTTTATGAGGAGAGTAAGGATATCCATCAACAGACCAATCACGATATCCACCATAACGATTAGCATACATCCAAAGAGTATGCATCATTGACATTTCATCAGCAGTGTTCATATCACTAGAAAAGAAATTTAAGAGTTTAAATCCTGATATTGCCAAATCACCACATTTGAAAGTATCAGCATCAGCTTCATTACGTTCATAACGAGATATACGTGCATAAGCATCAGAAAATGCGAAAACTTCAAAAGGAATTTTAATTCGACGGCAGAACCAAACCAAGTTATACAACTGTGATAAAGTACCTTTTAGATTATCATTCATTGACCCAGACCAATCCAGAACAAGAACCATACCATGATTAGTTGCACCTGGAATTGTAGTAACTTTTTTAAACAAATCTTCATTATATTTGTAAGTGTGAAGTTTGCCCATATCCAAAGAACCAGTTTTGGAAGTTGCGGCACGTGCATACTGATCGGCAGCTTTTTTCATTTCAAATTCTTTAACCATATATGCAACAGACTTTTTTGACTCACTCTTGAGATTTTCAAGTTCTTTGAGGCATGAATCCCAATAAGTAGTTTTATTCATTTTTGCCTCTTCAAGATAATGAGGAACAAACTCATCCAAAAGAGTTTTGGGAGAAACTATAATTTTATCTAAATCAACTTTAGGGATATTTCCATAAATATTATTTTCTGCAACCTTATCTCGAAGTTCATCCATTGCTTTACCGAAAGCAGAGTCGGTAGTTGGTAAGGAATGAGAACCAACACCATCGGTATCTTTTCCACCCTCTATATCATCGTTTTTGGTATCACCATCACTGTCTTCAGTTTCATCATCAGACTCGTCATCACCAGAACCAGATTTTTCAGAATCAGATTCTTCATCGGCATTTTCCTCATCAGATTCTTCATCACCAGAAGATGAACCTTTATCTTCTCCATCAGTTTTTTCATCACTAGGAACACCAGAAGCAGAACCTTCTGAACCATCTTCAGATTCTCCATCACCATCAGGAGTATCAGCAGTTTCACCTTCACCAGACTCTCCACCAACCATTGGCATACCATCTTCATGAGTATCAGTTTCTGGTGAATTTTCATCCATCCAAGCATAAAGTTCTTCAGCAAGATCGAGAACATCAGCAGGAGTTTTAGTGGAAGCAGTGCGATCAACCCAAACTTTTTCCTCATCAGAAAAAGGGATTGTTGTATCAGCAGATTTGAAAAATACATTAATTCGATCAATCAAGTTCATCGAAGCAATATTTTTCTTAGCAGTACCAAAGAAATCTTTTTTTACGAGATCAACATAACCCCGATTGAAAACACCAACAGAACCAGCATACTTGCCTTTTACCATCTTCTCAATCCGAGCATCCTCAAGAATGTTCACGAAAGAATGATTGATTTTCCGAATCCTTGCTTTTTCAAGCATATCAAGAGGAGTCCACAACGCATGACCAATCTCATGGCAAACCATAAGATCATATATATCATTAGTCATTTCCTCATCTTTCCAGATGGGAAGTCCTAATTCTCTTTTTTTGGAATCGAAGTATGCCGTAGGCATCTGCTTATGGACAACATAAACATCTTCTTCGGCAAGAAGTTTAGCAAGGGTGCTTTTGTTTTTCATCATATTTATATAATACACTATCTAAGAGGTTTTGTCAAACAAAAAATGAAGGATTAAAAATGAGTGTGACCGATTTTGTCACGGAATTGGATGCCCCCCAAGGTATCGAACCTCGATCTTCTGATTCAGAGTCAGATATCCTACCGTTAGACGACAGGGCAGTAATGTTTCCTTTATTTCTTATCATATATACAGAATAGCATATAAAGTAACTTTTGTCAATAAAGGATTGGTCGATTATTGAAGATTAATTAAAAGTGTGACATTTATGCAACTTTACTATCATGGAATCCCATCAGCCTATTACCTTTTTTTCTCTGTTTTAGCATTCTTCTTGTTGCCATATCTAATCTTAATTTTGATACTTTTTGAGTAAAATCTGTCCCGTCCATATGATCCATCTCATGTTGAAACACTCTTGAGGCCACATCTTTTAACGGAATTTCTTTTTTATCACCTTTGATATCCTCAAACTCAACAAGAATATTATGTGCTCTCTTCACTTTCAACCACAAACCTGGGTAAGATAAACACCCTTCATCCATTATAACTTCTTCTTTGCTGTAATCTAATATCTTAGGATTAAAACAAGCAGTTGCTTCTCTCTTCTCAAAATCAGAGTACATCACAAACACCCGTTCCATAATCCCACACTGATTTGCTGATAACCCAAGACCTTTAAAGTTCTTCATAGTCTCTATCAAGTCTTCCTGTAATTTCTTTCTATCGCAGTCTTCACTGACTCCTGATAATGATACTCGTAAAATTGAATTATCACTATTAATTAATTTATAAATTGCCATGTTCTTCCTTTATTTTTTTATACAAGAAATCACACATTACCTCATGTCCTTCTTCATTTGGATGTGAATCTCTTTCACTTATTCTTAATTTCTTTCTATCAGGATCAATTTCGTCTAATACTTGATCCATACTTGTACCTCCAAGTTCTGCCATGATTGGCCATCCGATAAACGTATTTTCATTCATCTTATCTACCAAATTTCCACGAAGCAAATGTTTCATAAGAACAGGTTTGCTTTCAAAAGTACAAGGACTGCATCCTTGTATCTGTAAATAAGGAATGTTATGTATCTCCATCATTGTTTGAAAAGTATAAAATATCTTTACACCTTTGTAAGTCATAGCTGGTAATGTCCCTACATTTTCATTCTGAAAAATGTCCTTTATCTCATCTCTCCATTTCGCAGTTGGGGTGTTTGTTCCAATCATATTAACCGTTGCCCATCCTTTTCGATAATTATGAAACGACCAAGGTTCAAATCCCGAAAAAATTTGAAAATCCATTCTTGGAAATTCACTCCACATTGCAATCATTAATCCAATATCTTTTTCAAACATCATCTCCATAAGAGAAGACAATATATACTCATTTCCACCACCACATGCACCTAAATTTATACATTCCATTCCAAGTTTTTTCGCAAGCAGTTCAGACCAGACAGGAAACCCCTGTCCTTGAGTCCAAAAATCATCTGTCCAACTACAACCAGACACAATTAGTTTAGACATTTTCTACATCCTAAAATCATTTTAGGGTGCATCCTAAAAAATCTACCGATTTAATTTCTCTAAATCTAGCGTGATCTGACCTTTGAAAACAATTTTTCTTTTCAGAATAATAAAAATATTTCCTTATAATTTCAGTCCATGCATTCGCCTTAATACTATTTAAATAAGAAACAGGAAAACGCCTCCCATAATCTTCTTCTATATAATGTCGAAAACCTCCAGAATGGTCTGTTAGATCTATATGAAACTGCCCAATACTCGTATGTTTAATTTTATTTTTTAGACCTTGTAACTCTTCATGAATTTCATCTTCTAACATATGTTCTAATACAGAACCGCAAATCCATTCATCTGCTTTGGGAATATTAAATTCGTCACTAATTTTTCCAATATACGTTTCATCTACAATTAATTTCCAATGTTCACTCTTCATAAACGAATATTTTTTTTGATCAATAGCAATAGTATAAAATCCACGTAACTTTGCTTTTTTCATTTGACTGAAATTTCTCTCACCAGTTCCAAAATCAATAAAAACTTTATTAGACATCTAATTCTATGCCCTTACGTTGAGCAACACAAATAGTATCATTATGGATACCACCATGAGATACCATTAAAATTTCAAGATGTTCTAACTCCTTTCCTACCCCCATACTATTCCAACCAAAGGACAAAACAATTCCTTCAGATTTCACCAAGGGACGAATCCTGTCTTTAATTTTTGTATAAAAAGATGCCTGTGTATCTTCCTGAGTTACTTCAAGACCAACCCCCTTATAACATTCACTTACCTGTCTGACACTATAAGGTGGATCGTATAACACAACATCTGCTTTAACCCCTTTATTTATAAGCATATCAATAAATTCTTCTGCCCTCATATGATACTGTGCTTCTGTGTCTGGATTGAGATCGTTTGTGATCGTTCCTATTTTAGAATTCCTGGCAAAAGGATCAACTATAACCTCTCGATTATTGATATATTTGTGAACAAATTTCTTGATGGGTTTAATCGAGAATGTATCTGCACTTGGCATGGCAAATTCTCTAGAATACTTTAACATTATATATCCTCATAAACTCTTCTGCATCTGCCCAGGTATTCACCATAGGCATCCCTTTAATATTAAGAGAAGTATTTAATAACATAGGACAGCCTGTTTTTTCATACCACTGTTCTAAAATCTGTCGTATTACAGATTCACAATCTTTCTTCACTATCTGTACTCTGGCAGTACCATCTACATGAGTTACAGAACTATAGTCATGTTTTGCTTTTGCCACAAATTGCATATACTCATTCATTGGTCCTTCGAAATATTCATCAGCATACTCTTCTAAAATTGCTGGTGCAAAGGGACGAAATTTCTCTCTACGTTTTATATCATTCACCGTATCTTTTATATCATACCGTGGATCACCAAGCAGAGAACGATTTCCCAATGCTCTAGGACCAAACTCTGCTCGACCATTTGCTACACCACAAACTTTAGTTCTTAACAACTCCCTAACAACATCCTTCGCATTGCGCCATCGGCCGTTGGGAGAAATCTCCCGATCTATATTATGTCCCAAATAAGGATGTTTCCATTCTAATTTTTTCTTATGCACCAATGCTGCTGCACCCAATGCACTACCAGCATCACCAGGTGAAGGCATAACCCAGATATTCTTATTCTTGATTTTACTATTAGCAACACAATTCAATGCACAACCACCCATAATAATCAAATTTTCCTTGGGACATTTTTCTACTAATTCTAAGAGTCTTCTCTCATATAATGCTTGCACAGATGCGGCAAGGTCTTGATATCTCAGTCCAGTGGGTAGAATCTCTTTAAGTCCTCTATGATTATTTTCTAACAAACAAGGTTCTAAATCATAAATGGGTTCTCCATATGCTGCCATACCCATTGTAATATATTCATCCTGATTAGGATTAAGACCAATGCGTTTTGTAATTGCTGAATATAAAAGACCCAAGGAATAAGGATAGTTCCAAGTCTTTATCTTTTTCATATTGTCCCAGATAGAAACAGTGTTCCACTCACCTATGGCATCAATAACTAATATATTACAATCGTCAAATGGTGCTGTGTAATATCCAGCAGCAGCATGAGATTCATGATGACCAAAATACAAATCATATTTCAGTCTGGGAGTTTGCCATTTCTGACCAGCATATAATCTTCGAAGATTTTTTAGAAAAGGTTTCTCATAATATGCAACTGTATTTTTACATTCTTTACAACTAAAATGTTTTAACAGATCATCATGTAACCATTTGTCATTTTTAACTTTACTATATCTTTCAGAGTGTGATGCAAATCTGATTTCTGTATCATTAAGAATACATATACCAGCATCATGAAACCCCTCAGAAAATCCTATTGTCTCTGTCACTCTTCATTCTCATATATAAATTCATGGTCTGGTTGTCGTTTTGTTCTTTTAAATTTCGACAAAAAATATCTCCACCTATATTTCAGTATCTTAAAACTTGGTAGTTTCATTGCCCCAATTATCCCATCCTTCTTTAGTAGTCCTCGCAAAAAGTTCTATATAAGGGCCATCTAACAGTTGCTCAATATATGTATACATCTCATCTGGTTTTCTGCTATGT